CCTACGTCTATTAGTTCACCGTCTGGTCCATGAACATCTCGTCCTGGAGTAGTGAAGACAGGCTGTCCATACTCATCAATAAATCCTTCAAAGTTCCATTCCATTGGAATAAACAAAGCATATAAACCAGATTTTGTTTGACCATTTCTATTTCGTTTTGTGACATCACTGTCGTTATACAATTTTTTAAAGTTTTCACCACCTTTATCTAAAGCGTTAGATGTTGATCCCATCATACACTTACCGATGATCTTACTACCTAGTCTAAGGCAAGTTTTAGTTACCCGCCAGTTATTAAGTATATTATCAGGTTTATCCCACTTACCACTTTCATCGTGTACTAGTAGCGCTAGTTTTTCACCATCATAGCTGTTGTCTCCTGTGTTTTTCCAGTCAATGGTAGTATCTAGTCCCGCAAGCTCTTCAAGCTTCTCATTTGATGTTATTTTACGTCTAGTAAGTTTACTAGCTGGTACACGATAAGCAAGCTCTGTCTTTGGTCTATCCATACCATCTTGAATAGGTTTGAAAAAGAAAGGATAGTTAATAGATATAGGTACGACCTTGTCTGTAAACATCTTCTTAGCATCAGCACCAGACTTTGACAATATACCAAACCTACTGTCGCTTGATATTGTAGCTTGATTTACGGTTTCTGCAGAAGACATAAAAGAAAAACCAGAACGTCTATTCTTGAGGTAGCACATACCATAGCTTCTAGTGTCAGCTTTGCAAGCCTCCCAGAATAAAAAGAATAATCTATTAGCTTCACGAAAGTCAGGACGACCGACATCAATCTTAGTCCACTGTAAGTACATATAATGAGTACCTACAATATAAGTTGGCTTACCGTTATTGCTAAACCAAAAGCCATCGTCGCGACGTCTAAACTCTTCGTCTATGTAGTCAAACCATTTGTCCTTTTGCTCTTCAGGGTAGTTCTTCCAGTCGAATATACTTTTTAACTTGCTAAGTTCTTTAGGTTGATCGAAGGCAACCCATTTATCTTTATTGTTTTTATATATATTTTTTGGGGCTAGTGGCAAAGCTATCTTAAGACCTTGTATATCATATATCTCACCGATTTGACCAGTCTTAGATATTACTACAATATCATTTTCTTTGTCATAACCGTATTTCCACTTCTTAGACTTGTTAAGCCTTTTTATGGTGTTTGACCTGACAGGTTCAATTATCTTATATAGTGTCTGCTCGTAACTCATTTAGATCGTCCTTCAGCAAACCCTTTAAATACACGTTCTTCTTTCTTCTCAGATTCTTTTCCATTGAGTATCGCCTCTTCCTCTTGTATTCTGTTAAGTATTTCGAATGCATCAAATATAGCGAGTTTCTTCGTCGCAGCGGCGTTTTTAAGTCTGTCAGCAGTAATATCATCGCCACTATCAACGATAGCCTCTTTAGCCACTTTGATGAGTTCTTCAACTGCTTTATGTCCAGCTTGGATTATACTCTTCTTCGTCTCCTTGATATTCATATATTATATTTATGTCGTTAGATAAAACTCTATATAGTCTTTGGTTATCTACGATAAATTCAAATTCATTGTATGGTTCATAACCTACTAAGTCGCCTACGTCTACAGACCCATCAGTGTATTTCACTATACCAATCAAAGGTCTTTCTTTAGCTTCGCTAAATATATCTTTGTTCTTGATAGGCTTTACAAAGCAATAGCCTTTCAAAGGTTTCCACTTATCATTTTCTTTGTATGCAAATACTTGATCCTCCGTAACAAAGTATTTATCTTCCTCAAAGTAGCTCCTACTATTTTTTTCTTCTCCTCTAATGTTATGCCAACGTCTAAAAACATTGTGATGAACTATAACAGTGTCACCAACCTTAATATCAGTATCTCCAATAGCTGGTACAGCTAAAACCTCAGCCTCTCTATTAACGTATTGATGATTAAAAACCTCTGTATTTAGTATTAAGTTTTTACCGTCAACATCCGTAGAGTTATTATATCTACCACCTTTAGGTTTTATAATATAATCGTGTAGCGCTTGCATTAGTATTCTAAGTTATACTCAACAGATATAGCCATATTTTTATTAAAGTCTTTCCAAGGTAAAACATCGCTACCTTTTTTAATATATATGCTGTACTTGTCTTTCTCTTCTAATATATTACAGATGGTATGACCACCATACACTTCCTGATTAACAGAGTAGTGCATGGCGTCAATCTTGTAATCTTTACCTATTGTTATCTTACGAATTAGCTTGCCCATCTTCTTTGTAGTTTATACTACCATCAGCTATGCTAATATCTGTAGTTCCATACTCTGTTTGAAACTCCTCTTGAAGTTTAGCAAGTAGGTCTTGTAATTCGAATACCTGGTGAAGTAAGTTGTGTTTTCTTGTTTCAGTAACACCTATATCATTCTGAGTGGTGCTTATTGCTTTTACTAGTGATTGCATCCTTTGCAATTGCTCATCACTAATCTTATCTTTCCTAAGGTTAGCCACCTTCGGCGTCTTTCTTTTTGCCATAATTTAATTTAATTTAATTGTTATTAAAATTTATAATCAGCGTAATTCAAGCCTAAAAAGCTATGAACTCCGTTGTTATCAACGTCTGCTGCGTAATCTGCCCAGCCATCAGGATGTGTATACTCTAAAACTTCAGCGTCGCTATCAACTGGGTTTAAGTTAACCCACAGCACATCAACGTGGTGTTTAACAGATTTAACTGCAGGTACTGTTTCATTGCCTTCCGCATCATACTCGGCGTCTACTATAATAATGTTACCAAGACTAATAAAAGTATGACCACTCTCTTCTAACGCGCTAATTTTAGCGTCAGCTGTAGTTTTATTGTTAAACTCGTATTTACCTATCTTTTTCATATTAGTTTGTTAATGCCGTCATATCAGAGTCTGATAGTTTAGTTTTGTAAACAGCTAGTGCTTTGCATTTTCCCCTAAAAGAATTACTTCCAGAACCATCAGAAAACTCTAAATTATTTAAAGCAGAGCTGAAGTTAAAAGCAAATGTTTCAAAATCAGTGTTAGCCCCTGTTATTTTAGAGCCGTTAACAAATAAAACATTTTCTCCAGACTTATAACCAATAGCTATTTTGCTGAAAGAAGCTAAATCAGTGGCAGAAGAGTTATCTAAAGCAATCCTCTCCTCAGACTCTGTTGAACTTTTGACTATAGCTACTTTTATATCACCTTCGGTTCCACTAGCAGCGCTTGAGAATATAAGAATCCTTTTATCAGTAGTACCATCGCTTATTGCAATCTGACTACCAACAGCTTTATCTTCCTCTGATAGAGTAGCAATTTCTACATATAGAGTACCTTCTGTACTATCTATCAAAGTAGCATTACCACTATCGGTTAGAGTTCCTTGTGTCCTTGTTACAGGTGAAGTATCTGAAGCAACTGGTATATACGACGTTAGGAAGTCCTTATCTTCACCTTGAGAAAAACAAGCCTGATACTTAACACTATTAGTTTGGGTATTGCTACCATCACCGTCCATAGCTTGTACGTGTACGTAGCCACTAGCATCTGTTGATGGGTCTATTGTAAAGGTAATGCTACATCTATACCAACCATTAGGGTACGCTTCTATTGTTGCGTTGTCGTTATTATTTGTTCCTATCACACCATTTTCTATGTCAAACCAAGTTTTATTTTCCTCACCACCACTCCAAAATATTGGCCTCAACATCATCCATTGATGGTCAACGTATTTTAAAAAGTATGAAACTGTAAATTGGGTATGCATACTAGAATTACCTTGAAATAGATTTCTTGTGTAAGTTGCACCACTAACACTTGTTACCGTGACTTCTGCTGCATCAGTCCCACCCATTGGGTCTGCTTTACCAGTTGTTATACTTACATTGTTGTTACTATGCCAAGTGCTTGGGTTTGTTGATATTCTGTAACTCCAATTTGTGGAAGTAGGCTCTAACAATATATGACCGCTATTTGCAACTGCACCACTTGCAGATGGTGTGTAATTAATTCTAGGTTGGTTAGCAGCAATGTCTTCAATAATACCATTAGAATTTACTCTTGTAGCATCAGTATCACTTGTCGCGTCGAAGTCTGATGACACGTCAACAATACTCACAAGAGAAATAGTAATGTCTTGAGTGTTACTACCTACGTTTAATCTAATTCCTCCTGAACCTGTGACATCAACAACCTGACTATGAGCTCCATCAGCCGTGACCTCATCACCAACTGTACCATTATTATTGTAAAACAACAATCTATTAACTCCACTTCCTAACCCACTAGCAGTAATAGTAACTAAATAAGTGCCGCCTATCTCCATTCCTGAGTGTGAAGGCTGTCTAAGTCTAACATAGCCCGCGCTAGAGCCTGACGCCGCTTTAGTAAAAGTGTTACTACCAGTGTTGATAACCCAATTGCCACTTTGAACAGTAGAATCGTTGATGTCAAAAATATCTGTGCCTGTGTACGTTTTTAGAGAGTGTAATCTCCCATCGCTATAAGCGGTAGGCGTAACTAGTATAGAAGCACTATCTAGCAGCCCGTCGGCACTCAACTCGTCTATTATAGTTGTAGTACCAGCTTGATTCTCGTAGTTTGCAGATCTAGCTTTCACTGCGGCTAATAACGCGTTTAGCGCTTCACCAACTAGCGAATTTATTTTTGATATACTAAGGCCTAATCCTAACATTACTTCTTGTAAGCGATGAATGTTTCACCAGACGCTACGGTCACAGCTGTAATGTCACCATATACTATAGTTCCGGCTTTATACGTAACACCAGTGTAAGTACCAGTGCCATCAGCTAAGGTAAATGCAGTTGGAGTACAGTCTGTGATAAACTGCACAGCGTAAAAGCTACCAGTCGTAGCACCCGTACCTGTGGTGATAACAGACCCCATTCTACCTATCGCCGTGTCTTCTATAAATAATTTCCCCATTATTCTATTTGTTTACTTGTTCGTTTTTGTTTGAACTCCCACCGAAGAAGAAGTCTATAATAGTGTTAACCTTCGCTGACATAGCACCGAAAGTAGTGGATATAAATCCTATTTCATAATCACCTAATACAACGTCTTTTAAAACGAAGTATCGGAACATTACGTATGTCAAGCCAAAATAAGCTACTGTAAATAGTGAAGCTAATACTTTCTGGATGAAAGCATCGTCCTTGTACATATCCCTAGCGTCTTTGCGATCTTCAACTTCTTTAGCAAAAGCCTCACGCTCAGCATCAAGCATTATCTTCTTAAGCTCTAGCTTAACCTTTTCTCTTTCTTCATCTGTGGTAATTATCTCGTCTAGTATGCCTTCTGCATTATCTACGACCTTACCAAACAAACCACCTAGTATATTATTTATCATATTAAATTTTATTTGCTTCCCATGGAAGTGATGGATCACCTTCTACAAACTTCTTACCTGTATTTGGGTCCATTATATATCCGTTACCTCTTGGCCATACTTGACCCATGTGATAAACAGCGTTATCATCGTAAGTGGTCTTACCAAGCTTCATGTCTGTTTGATGCTGCATTTCATGAGTGGCTACATAGCCTACCATATCTTCAGGCACGCTCTTGTCGATGTATATTGATCCATCGTCGTTAGCCTCACCCATAATACCATCGCCTAGCTTCTTACGAAATATTTGATTGTCTTTAGGGTTCTTAAAGCTTCTTTTCTCTCCACCTAGTTTAAACGCCATTAGTAGTCTTTGTATTTTCTAATTTCTTTTCTAGCTTCTTTAGTTAGCTTACCTTTTTTTCTAAGCTCCTTCCTAGCTTTCCTTTTAGCCTTGCGAAGCTCTTTATCTCCAAACAAGCCACCTTTCATTTTAAACGCCATGTTACCTATCTTTATCTTTTATCATATCGTCAATAGCCTTATTGAAGACTTTGTCAGTGTATGATTTGTTTTTATAAAACGCACTTTTTTCATGAGTAGGTATATCTTCTTCACTCATCAGTATGCGGTAGATTCTACTTACTAAAAGATCACACTTGAAGGACACTTTATAAATAGTGTATTTTATCGTAGTTCTATTGCGATGTCTCCAAGGTTCTATCCAACCAGCTTGCCTAAGTCTATCCCAGCGTTTCTTATCCCAAGAGTATATGTACTCACCGTCTTTAAACTCTTGCCTATTAAACCTACCTTGATGTGTTAAGAATATAAGTAGCTCAAGATCTGCCTCCATAATACCGTAAGTCTTACAAGCCCATTTTCTAACGAGCCTGTAATACTTCAGTAATGCTAAATCTTTTAAATCCTTAGCGTCTCGTATCATTCTACGATAACTATATCATTAATCTTAATAACTCTGTAAACCTTATCATTCCAGGTAATATCGTTACCGGCGTGTTTGTCATAGGTGATAACATCACCGTCCTTTACACCTTCAACTAGGTTACCAGTTGAAATGACATTAGCTTTAGAGTATCTGCCTTCTTCATCGTTCATCTCTGTTATGATAAGTCCCGCGATCTTCTTAGGCTCTTGCTTGATCTTCTCTACAACCAAGTAGTAATTAATTGCTTTCATCTGCTCTAGCGTTTGATATTACACAATCTGCAGATACAATAGTCATAACAACACTCACTGCATTTTT